GGAGCTAATATAACAGCGTCAAGCATAACGCTTCCATCAGCGTTAATATTAAATGACAGTGGAAATTTAATAATAGGATAATAAAATGATACGACTACAATTCAACGATTTTCAAGAGAAGATGAAGCAAGATCAACTTGTTAATCATTATGCTACTATTCATTGCATGAGTGATATGGATAAGTTTGTTTTTGTAATGAAAAGCCGGGAGAAATGTGATTATTATACAATCATGTTATTTGAGGATATATTTTTATATGCAGAAAATAATTCAATGAATCCTGAAGAAGTATTTGATATATTCGTCACAAATTATTGTACCAACACGCTTCCATTTCTACCTCCATTAAAAGAAGAAGTTCTCGAAGAGATAGAAAATCCACCGGCAGCATATGTCGGTAAAAATGTTCTTAGCGGTTCTTTGGAAGAAAATCAGAATAAAAGTCTTGGAAATACTATGCCCCCATCTCTCATAGTAAAAGATATTGTTGATTCTGGCGACGAGCTGGTAGCCGAATCAAAAGATTATTCTGATTTTCTTTTAAAGTTCTATCAAATGCTTGAGAGAAAAGTTTTGGTTGCAGCAGCAGATATTGAAAAATCATATATGACCAAGACATTTGGAGAATTTATCAAAAACCTATTTAATATAGTCAACACAGTTCCATTCGCAAATCACGTCAGAAGATTCATCAAGGCCGATCTTATCAATGGATTGGTATCAGCTGAAGCTGAACTTAAGATGGATATCGGATATACTGAAGCTTACAAGGATAAGTTGAATCAATTAGCATCACAGCAGATTGATGGATATATGATCAATGGAAAGAAATGGCCAGGGATCAAGGGGACTACAAAAGAAATCCAGGCTAAGGTTATTCAGACAGTACAAGGTGGAATCAATGAGAAGCAAAGTCTAAATCAGATCAGAGATAATATCAAGGAGGATTTCAGTGCTTTTTCAGAATGGCGAAGCAATATGATTGCCAGGACAGAAACAACCAGGATTACAAATGAAGGAAAGATGCTGGGATATAAAGAAACCGGAATGCCTGGAAAGAAGATATGGAATTCAGCCATTGATAATAGAACCACTGATATATGCAGACGATTAAATGGGCAAGAGGTCGATCTTGATAATGACTTCATTGATCCAGAAACAAGAAAAGCATATATCACACCACCTGCTCATCCTAATTGTAGATCAACCATCTTTTTTAGGCCAGATTGAGTGGTATTTAAATAGTAATATACTTAAATGATATAATACAATGGAAAAATCAACCCACGATGAATACCGGGCAGAATTGTTTATGCCTATTATGAAAGAAGCTGATGGTAAATATATAGCAGTTCTTTCAGATAATTCCGTCGATCGGGATGAAGAAAAACTTTCTAAGGGATGTATTGAAAAACTTGGTTATGACAATGGATATTTAGCTGCGTTATGTAATCATCAAAATGATGTGTTTATGATGGTGGCTGAATGGACAAACAGAGGAGTTAAAGAAGTTGATGGATTTACAGCCCTTGTCGCTGAACCTAATTTTTTCACTAAGTCAAGTCCACAAGCACGACAGATTAAAGGAATGCTTGATGAAGGAGCAAAGATAGGGATTTCTATTGGAGCACTGGTGAAAAGCTATGACGATGTTGACGGGATGAGAGTTTTTACAGAATTAGAATTAGTTGAAGCTAGCTTTGTTGCAGTTCCAAGTAATAGGCACGGACGTGCCTTGGCTATTGCCAAATCGTTCAATACTAAAAACACGGAGGCTATTAAGATGGATAAAGAATTTACACAGAAAGATATTGATTCTGCAGTTGAGAAAAAGGTTGAAGAAGTGAAAACTGATTTGACTAAACAACTTGAATCAAAGGATGCTGAAATCGTAAAACTTCAAACAGACTTGAAAAAGGCTGGTGAAGAAAGCGAACAGGCAAAAAAAGATGCTGATACTGCTGCAGAAGATGCAGAAGCTGAAGCTGAAGAATCAAAGAAAAAGCTTAAAGAAGCTGAGAAAAAAGCAGAAACTGAGAAGAAGAAGGCTCTTGAGAAACAAAAGCACGCTGATGAAGGCGGAGAACCAGCTGAAGAGACACAGGAAAGTGTTGACAAAGCTTTCAAAGAAGGCAAACTTCCAGTAATGATAATGGAGAGGTAACTAAAATGCAAGCAATGTTTAAACAATATGAAGATAATTTCAGTGTTGAAAAGTGTAGAGCACGATTTGATGTTGGAAATATTGACAAAGACAATTTCGGTGGAATGTCTAAGGAATATTACAATCCTTTCACAAAAACAAATAGAATGGCCGAGATTGCTAAGAGATCTTATGAGACACAAAAGAATCTGATGGCTTTGAATAAGGCATCTATAGATTCGCAAACTGGTGGAGCCGGTACTGAAGGAACAGCACTTGTCCCAGTCTATCCAGATCCTAATATTGTTAACAGAACAATAAGGGGAACACCGCTAAGAAATATCACGCCAAGAAGGGCTGTAAGAGGTTTGACATATGATTACATACCACTTACTGCTAAAGGCGGAGCATTTTGGGCAGCTGAAAATGGTGCACTAAATGTTGTTGAAGATACCTATGACAGGATATCAATTGCAATCAAGTTCTTATATGCCAAAGGTCTTGTTTCAGGCCCAGCCATTGCTGGTATGAGAGGATTTATTGATCCAACTCAATTAGATCTAGGTGTAAAAACTGATAGTATATATGAAGCAGAAGAGGATGCATTGATTAATGGTGACGCAACCACAGACCCGCTTGAACCAAGTGGAATGATTAAGTCACTTTCAACAAACACAACAAATATAGCCGGTGGTAATCCAACACTTCCAGGTATCAGAGCTGAATTGGCAACTACATTCAATGCAAAAGGTTTTCCAACTATTGCAGTGACTGACGCCACAACTCATAACTATGTTAAGGGTTTGTTGTTAGACATCCAAAGGCAAGTTAAGAATCCCTCAGAAGGAATTCTAGGATTTGGTATTCCTGACGCATTTGAATTTGATCAGTTGATGGTCATCAAGGATATTTTCATGCCAACTGGAGCAAATTCAAAAAGGATTCTGTATCTGGATATGAGGTATATCTTCTTCGGAGTCTTACAAGATTTGACATATGAAGAGAAATACACAGACCAGGACGGATGGGTATATCTGTTGAAAGAGTACCTGACTGTAGTCAACACATTTGAAGCCGCATCTTCACAGATGTACGGTATCGCTTAAGGAGGTAATGAATATGACAGCAGTAGTTGAAACTTTTCGGAAAACTGGTTTTTCAGGAGACTTGAAAATCATAACAATCCAATCTTCAGCAACATGTGCAACAGGTCATACGATCGATTTGCTCACTGATGCAACTGATGCTAAAGGTACAGAAATGACACAGATTTTGAACACATTGGTACAAGATGATGCAGGTGCAGATAAAGATTCTACTTGGGATCCTGACACAGGAATCATTACACTTGGAACACTTGTAACCGGGATTCACAACATAACCATAGTAGGTTACTAAAATGGTAGTTGTAGTTGAAACTTTCCGGAAAATTGGATTTTTTGGTGATTTAAAAATCATCACAATTCAAACAAGTGCGGCATGTGACACAGGACATACCATTGATTTACTCACTGATGCTACAGATGGCAAAGGTGTTGTAATGACACAGGTTTTGAATACATTGGTGCAAGATGATGCAGGCCAGGATGAGGAAGCAACTTGGGATCCTGCTACAGGAATCATTACAATGGGAACCTTGTCAGCAACTGGTATTCATAACATAACCATACTCGGTTACTAAACCGAATTTTTTTATTTTCATTATAACGACGACTGTATCATGTGGCCTGAGACTGCATGGTGAAAACACTTGGTATAATTACCAAGGGGTAAACAACTCTCAGGGAGACAAACAAATGGGATTAGGATTTAGAACGAGCCCAACAGGCGGTGTTGCCGCACCACCTTACACAAATGGGCCTTATATATTCAGCGAACAGATCACTTTTTCAAATGCCACTCTTGGTGGAACTGAGGGCGATGTTTGGTTTGTTGATGGAACAAATGGAAAATCAACAAATACAGGTCAAAGCTGGTCAGAAGCTATGAACACTATCCAAGGTGCAATTGATTTAGCAGGTGCTGGTGATACAATCTATATAACTTCAAAACTGATCGCTGATTTTACAGGAGATCCAACAAGTTATGCAGAGAATGTAACAATCACTGCTGGATTGAATAATCTTTCATTGATTGGTGTATGCCGAGGAAGAACCCAAGGTGGATTACCACAAATAAAGATAGGATCTGGTTCAACAGCTCTTCTTACTGTAAATGCAGCTGGTTGCCTGATTGCTAATCTTGGATTTAATGGAATTAGTTCAACAGGTGGTGGAATACTTCTTGATGATGATAATTCTACAAAGACCGCATTTGGAACTTCAATTATAAATTGTCATTTCAAAAACTGTGTCGGTTCAACAGCAACAAACGCTGCAACTGGTGGAGCAATTATGTGGTCAGCAGAAGGTAATGCTTGGCAAGCATATATTGGTGGCAATAAATTCTACAAGAATGTCGGAGATATTGTATTGCTAGGAACAAATAACTCGGTACCACAAGATGTTGTAATTGAAAACAATGTTTTCAGCGGGCCTGCAGGTTCTGTAGATTGCAATCTTTATCTTGCAGGTGGTTCAGGAATGAATGGATTAACTATTAGAAATAATGTTTTTCCATGTTTCCCAGCACTTGGTGGAACTAACGATAACCCCTTTGATTTGACTGGTTGTGTTGGAATACTTTGCAACAACTTTTTTGGTTGGCCAACTAATGGAGCTGGTGTAAAAGCACAAGGTGCAACTGGTGATGATATGAACGTTCCTGTAACAATGATCATTGCAGGGAATCAAGGAGAATGTGATACTGAATTGGATACAGGAATTGCATTTAGAACAGCGTAAATTTTTTTATTTTTTTTTATTATCATCTGAAATCCTTGACGGAACAGATGTAAAACAAGCGAGGTAACAAATATGGCAATAGATCCTTTTAATGAAGCAGTAGAACAGATGGGTGTAGCTCAATCTAACAGAAATCTTTTGGCAAATCAAAATTGGCCACAATATAAATCACTAGAACTTGAAGTAACCTTTGCTGGCGGAACAACTAATGCCATCGGTGATGAGAGTGGCACAAGCAATCCTTATACTATGTTTACAGTAACAGGTATTGTTGAAATTTCTATATTTGCATTATGTACAACAACTCTTGTAGGTGCTGCAACTTTAGAGTGTGGAACAACTACAACCACAGCAGGATTAATTGCACAAATTGCAGATGCAACAGATCTTGCTGCAGGAGAAATATGGCATGATGCAACTCCTGATGCTAGTATTGAATTAACTAGTGTTATCAAAAGGAATATCATAACTGAAGATATTGAATTGTTAGTTGGAACTACAGATATTACAGCTGGTGTTATACAATTTGTAGTAAGATGGGCTCCAATATCAAGTGACGGAAATGTCGTCATAGCTTAAAATGACAAAATCAACAGGTGAAAGAATGGCAGTGATAGAGACAGACATTAAGAATATTAAGAAATCCATTGAAGATCATGTTGATAATCAAAGAGAAGATTTTGATACGGTTTTTAAAAAGCTTGATGCATTAAGCGGTAGATTTGCCGGTAAGTGGGTTGAGAACGTAAGCATTGGCGTCTTAGTCAGTGTTGTTGCTGGTATTGCAGTAGGAATTATATTATTTATGATTAATCGAGGAGGATGAAAACAATGAAATACAAAAATATATCAACAGAAGGTTCATATGCTACTACTGAAGGTGGTAAAAGAGTAATCAAACCTGGTTGTGTAAAACAACTTAAACTTAACGGAATTTTTGTCGCTGTATTTCCTGGAGAAATGATTAATTGCCCGGTCGAACTTAATGATCCTGAAATGGAATTGA